CAATTGATAGCGTGAGTTGCATCTGAAAATGTTCTTGTATTTCGTTCAGTTCCGATGCTTGCAAAGAAAATCCAGGCCGGAACGCTATAGACTGATAGTTTTTTACCCTATCGAAATCTGTTCCACCATCAAAAGCAACTTTTTGATCTTCTATCCTGCTGAAGTATGGACTCGGACTCAAAGGAAATGATGGACTTCCTCCGCTATAAAAAGGTTGTTTGTTTCTGTTTCCCATTTTAATTACTACTCCTTAGTGCTAAGACCTATTTTACAGATAAATCTGCACGTTTAATAAATTTGGTTGGTTTCCTGATCCTTGGGCGACATTCAACTTAGACAAGAAGGAATGGGTATGTTCTACTTTAATAGTCCTTGTATCAATTTCATCACCACTTAGAGGAGATGTTGGCGCTTCTACAGAATTTGTTGTCCAATCATCATCATTAATTTTTAAGACTTTACCGACTTTATATAAAGATTTTCTTCCTGTGATTTCAATTTCTGATACACCACCAACGAGAGCAGAAGAAGAAACAATATTACCAGCCTGAATTGTTGCATTCGATTCTGTAGCCTTACCCTCATATACATTACTGGAAACTGATGAAGTTCCTCCTCCACCACCCTTTCCTCCTCCACTCGAAGGTGCTTCGGAAACTTCTGTATTTTCAATTTCAAGTTTGTTTGTGAGTCTTGCAACAGTAGATTCGTTCTTTGCATTTCCAGCGAATAGGTTTCCACCACCAATACCACCACCAGATGCAATAGAAACTGAATTGATATCGATTGCACTAGTCACGGAAGATATTGAACTTTTTGGAATTTGAACATCCAAGAGAGTTCTAATACTATAAAGATCACCCATTGATAGATGAAAACCTCTTATTGGTGATATGTTAACTTTTGTATATTGCTGCAACTTACCCTTGTCTGCATTTGGAAGATAAGTTGCGATTAAGGTATCATAATCTATTTCTACTTTAGTAGCACCAGAACCATGATCGACAACTTTTGTTCCTATCCACACAATATTTCCATTATTATCTACTTCTGTTATCATCTCTACCTTTGAGATTGAGTCTTCATCAAAATCTCCGAATAAAGGTACTAGTAATTGAGTGTTTCGATAAGAACTTGGTATCGTTCTTTCTTCGAGGGAAAATTTTCCAATCTCTGTGATGAGAGAAGTTACAGCACCACCCTGTTCATCATTTGCTTTTGCAATTTGTGCATTCTTGTATACTGATGTGTGTGGAGAGAAATCTGAGGTAGTTAGAATTGAATCATAGTGGTAAGTTCTTTCATTCCAATCAATACTACACTTACACGGACCACAATTTGATGGGAAATCTTCAGAGTCGCAATGAAGACAACTCTCTCCAGTCCCCCCTGTCACACCAGTTCCCTCCCACATATTAAATCGATACTGCATACCGAGTGACTCCGCCATTTCAGAACATCTATAGCACTCTGTGCAAGTACATCTATAGAAATCTCCTGCGGAATATGTCACTCCACGGATTCTGTCATAATTTTCCGACGAATAATAAAGACAACAAGTTCCATATCTTCTCTCATTCCCTGCACCGCATATTGATGTTGCTCTGGTGTTTGGACTTGTATATGAATTCTTTAGAGAATCGTATGCATCTACCACTGGTTCTAGAGTAATGTGCTTTCGATACGAATTGAATGTTTCATCCGAAGGAGTCATACCTATACAGCAAGCAACAATACCATCCTCATTGGTGAATATTTTACCAGAAGTATTCGCTAATATACTTTTAGCAACGATCACATCATTTGAAGAATTTGCATTTAAAACATTTTGTAGAACAACGAAGATAAAACCTTCAGGATTTACCCATGTATACCAATTTGAAGAGGATGTATTATAAGAAAACGCTCCACCATCGGATTTATACATTCCAGATTGTGTTCCCGTTCTATCGCCTGTTTGCCATAATGCTCTCGTTCCCTTTGGAACCTGAACAACTTTCTTTATATTTTTGTCTAGAATTGGAGTTGCAAAAACTGCATCCCTGATTGTGTCCGAGGATGCTTCCGGTACATTACTTAAATAATTATTTTCGGTATTACTAAATACCAAAAACTTATTAAGAAGTTCTTTCTTTAAAGCGTCAGCACCAAGATTTGTATTTCTACTTACCATTTATTAACTCCAACATGCTCCACCGTTTGTATCACCATAAGCGGTACATCCGGTTATGCCAAGATTAGGACTATTCTCTATCGGGCAAAGATAAAGGAAGTCACCAATATATATCTCTCTAAACGGCGCACGGTGAACAAGTTCTCCTGTTATTCCATCTGCCCAATCTGGGTAATGGAAAGTTGGCATATGAAAATCTGCCGAGATAGAACCAGGTCCAGCAAGAGCCCAACCGTCACCGTATGTGAATCCATTACCCGCTGATAATTCACTCGGTATTATGTTACTTGCCATCCCAGTCAATCCTGCATAGGTATATCCACTACCTTGACAACCTATACATCTTTCTATGCTCTCAGGACCATCTGCCATTCTATATGGAAAATAATTTCCAAGAACAGGCCGTTCGCATATGTTAACACCACCTTCGTAATCATCGGGTGGAATATAGTCTATTTCTGTTTTTTCAAAAAATCCTTTTAGACCAGCAGGGTGTAGGAGAGATTTCATTAGATCATCATATATCGGTAAACCTGTATCTTGATCAATAAACTCGTTCTCTCCATCTTCGTTCTCAATTCCTGCTTTCATGAGATATGAATAATTCTGATACCAATAACTATCCTGAATAACAAATGGTCCGTTTAAATAACTTCCACCTAAATTTTGTGTTTGGTAAGTATCTGTGCTATATTCATATGTTCCGCCTTGATTACCATCTTGAAGTGGAGCAATCGCCCAGTCGGAAAATCTACCCCCATTTAATCTAAGAATATATTTTTTGGGATAGAAGAAGTCAATAGGATTCTCAACACCGTATAATGTTTGGAAGAAATATTGATATGCTTCTTCTGTAGATTTCTTCTGATAGAAGTTGGTGCGAATTCCTTTAATAAAATCTTTAACAAAGGAAGTTCTATCTTGTCCATCATTTGTTGGTTCGAGAACATTTTCTGGAAATCCACTTGCATATGTGTATGTGAAATGCTTAAGAAATTCAACTGGTGTTTCGTCTAAGTCTATAAGTCTTCGCAATCCAGTAGTATTAAATGTGGTTGTGCTTAATTCATAGTCTGCCTTATTATACAACCAATCATAATATGCTTGCACAAACTTGACCATGTTTCCATTTGCATTTCTGTCGAGAATCCACTTCGGAAACAAATGCCTAACATCAATGACTTCATCTACAACAGAATCACCTTCTTCTATTTTTGTACCCAAAAGAAGAAGTTGGTATGCAGTATTTGCAACAGTCGTGTTGTTGAACAGAAATCCGTACATCTAACTTATTATCCTGTTATTCTAAATGTAAATTCGGTGCCAAGTTTACTATACTGATTTGTAGATGCATTATATTGTTGAGAACCTTCATCGTCTTTTGGTTCAGCAGAAATATTAAAAGTTCCGTTCGCAAATATTTTTGGTTTAATTCTAATTTCACATTGAGAAGAATTTGGAGTCCAATATCCTATATTTGGATCCACCACAGAAACCAAACCATTTTCACTATAGTATGCTTCAAGTATTTGTTTTCCGTTAGCAAGAACACTACCAGAGGTTCTTATTGAAATCAATCCGTCTGGTGCATCTGTTTCGGAAGCCAAGTCTGGGTGGGCAAGAGTTGGTTCTGTTGTTCTTAGGGTGTTGGGTTTCATCGGATTTCCGTAGTATTTAATTTTAACAGAATCACCAGAAACTGTCATAGGAGTTTGAACTTCCAGTCGTAAATTTACTACATCTGCTCTTGAACCTTCAGAAACAGAATTTATTTGATTTACAATTTGAGATAGAGAATATGATCGTTCAAATCTGGGTGTTCCATACAGACTATCTATTTGATTGAATACTCTATTTCTATAATCGTCTCTTGTTATTGTTCTTGGATCAAAGTAGACATCTCCAACAACTTTTAGATTAAACTCTTCCAGTGCAATAAATTCAGGTATGATACTTACACATGTTTTTCTCTCCAATAATTGTCTTGCAACAGTTGCTCGAACAGGTTCATCTTCTGGTAAAGTGTTTAGTGTTACAAATACTCTACCATATCTGGGAGGATTTGCATCCTCTCCGCCCCATACATTAAATTGAGAATATGGATCTTGATCTCCACTCACAAAACCCTCTTTCGCCAACAATGCTCTACAATCTTCGACGGTTACTGCTCTGTCCTGAGAAGCAAACCATTTTGGTGCAAAGAACCGTATTGCTTCCAAATCTGGTTTGTTTGTTCCACCACTCGATAGTGAAATAGTATCGACTGCGGCACCAGAACCATCTCCTATTCTGAAGTTTCCGATGTCATTTCCTATTTCCCCATTACTTTTTAGGTATGTGACTCGAACTCTATCATTTACAGAAAGTTCTTGTCCAACTACATTAGAAAGATTACCACCAAAAACTACAAAGAATCCTAATTCACTTCTTTCCAACCAGTAAACTTGACTCTTGCTATCTAAATTGTCTTCGATGTTTCCTGCTCTACTCCACGGAACCCACCCAACAACCCCCAGGTCTAAATTATTTTCATCAATATACGAAGAGTCATACACCTCCACTGTCAATGTGTTTATGTCAATATCAAGACCAGACAAAAATCCTTTTTGTGTTACTTGATCCACCAGAAGGGGAAGTTCTTTCGTAAGTGATTTTGCTTCAGTGATGGTTACTACTGATTCACCATCATCATCTGTTGTGTAGGCATCAGTAGTATAAAAAGTGTAAGAAGTTCCTGCTGAATTATTACCTACAAATCTAGTGTAAGCAGGTATAACGGGATTACCAGAACCATAACCACGAACTTTTACTCTTGCACTCGATGAGGTTCTACCAGGCACAACATACCCTAATGGTTTCACAAGAGAGATTATAGATTCTTCTCTTTGTGCTGTATCTAAAAACATCTCACTCGCAACCATATTTGAATAATAACCATAGTAGAGAGTGTTATATGCAAGAATATCTAAAAGAACCTGAGCCGCCGAACCAGAGTAATCAAAGTCCTTTATTGTGTCTTGAGTTTTGAGATGATTTATGATACTTTGTTTGATATCATCAAACTCTAAACTTCCTAATTGTACGTCTAGTTTATTTGCCATTTTATCTTACCTTTGTTATTTGTATCTGAAGGGAATCTAAGATTGGTTCTGCGTTTAATCCTTGTCGGACAATATAATTCACGGATATATTCAACAAATTCGCATCAGTATCAGGAAAATTAAATTCTACACTTTCAACCTCTGCTCTAGGTTCTCTTAGTGTTACCTGATCTTTTATATCCAACTCCATTCTTTGTAGTTCTATATCGGTTGGGCTATCAAATAACAAATCATGAACACCAACTCCAAAGTTTCTGTTGAAAGGTTTTTCACCCTTTCTTGTCAATATTAAATTCATGATAGATTGACGAATAGAATTACGATCTCTCATAATAGACACATCATTCGTGAAACTATTTTTAGTAAAGTCTATATCAAAATCTGTGAATTTATAGTTTGATGACATCCAGCAAAATCCTTATTTTGGTTACTATATGTATAAGGCGATTAGTCAAATAATCCGCCTAACCAGTCCGCAACCGAATCAAACCATCCTAAAATTTGACTTTCGTTTGGTTCGACTGGACTACTATCTCTTGATAATCCTATTAGCATCCTATGACTTTCATTTTGAATTACATGAGATATAGTCGTCACCATCCACCTACCTGAAAATCTTCTTGTATTTGGATCATCATTCCCAGGCATTTTATTAATAATTTTAATAAGTTCTCCAGGTCTTAAACTTAAATCACCGTTCAGTGCTATTTGTGCAGTTTGTGCAGTTATAAGAAACATCTGTGCATCTCTCCACAGAGGAGTAGTCTCGGGAGTGTTCCAGTATGTTGCATATGTTCTTGTATAGTCAAGATATTCACCAAAGTTATCACCTCTACACGGACAACCACAACTACTTGGATGATCTTGATCTGCCCAGATACATCCCAACCAATCTTCTCCCAAAGAACTTTCGATATAATCACACTCTTTGATTGATTCGAGTGCTTCTTGTAATTCTTCGTCAGTTGGTTCTGGTTCGGTTGGTTTTAATTCCTGACATGGACAATTGCACAACGGATCATCTTCGTCACACTCAGAATTATCTACCGGACCATCTGGATTTGCACATGGATATTTGTCATTAATTGCACCAATGGAATGACCTACCCTGATAGTAGGCCAAACATTGTTAACAAAGGAAGAGAGTTTTAAGATATGATCTGCTTTTGCCATTTATTTCTCCAACTTATATATCAAGGATCTGTGAAACAACTAAAATTATTTCCAGTCCAGTAACAATCACATATGTCACAACCGCCGATTGCTAGACAGTTATTACAATCACACTCTTCTGGTGTACCACCCGACTCTAAACAATCATTTTGTACCCCCGTACAACAATAGTCTGGTGGTTCGCATGTGTTGCATACAAAATTAAAACAACAATACCCCTCTGGACATTCACTATCGTCACCTTCAGAACACCCACAATTTTCGCATGTCTGAATTGGGCCGGGGAAATCTTCGCTATATGATGTGGTACAGCATTGATTGTCGGAAGTATTACATTCACATGGTGCTGTAGGATTTGAAGACTGACCGCAACATGAGCCTGGTGGAACTCCGCAACATCCATAACTATCATCAGGAAACGGTACATTGTCTTCTTCGCAATCACCGTTATCTGCCGTACCCCAGTAGCAAGTACGACAACCTGCCTGACCATAATCTCCCATTTCATCACAAATTGTACCATTCTCCTCGAAATCAGATCCGTCATCATCGTTCCGTTCGCAGGTTGCAGGTGTTCCGTCAGGACAAGTTCCTGATGGTGGTTCTGTTGTTGGTGGTTCCTCATCGACACAATAACCATCCTCGCAACGCCGGCGACAGTCCTCGCCCGCGTCGATGCAGCAATCCGCGTCACCGAAACATTCTGGAGGACATTCTTCACAATATCCATCATTACAACACAGGCCTGGTGGACAAGTTTCTGCGTCGGGATTACCGCCGATCAGACCACATTCGCCACCGGAACAATAAATACATTCTCCGAATCTACAGCATTCTTTATATGGACAATCTGAATCTGTTTCACATTCTGGAGGATCTGGATCAAAGGTTGTACACCAATCACCACTTCCCTCTCGACGCCATTCTATTGTATTTTCCCACGGACAGTCCCATTGAGGATCGCTTCCACCTGCGAAACCAGAACCATCTGCCCAACACTTATCGCTTGATTCAGTTGCAAAACAAAAACATTCATGTTGGTAATTTTCAGATGTTGCTTCTTCATAACCAATCCATTGTCCTGCATCATTGAACACAGTTTGACAACATTTACCTATAGGAAATTCTTGACAACTATATCTTAGTTGATCACATGTTGCATTGCAACGACCTTCACAAAATCTTTGATCTCCAAACCCAGCATTTAAATCGGGATCGAAGTTCGACGGCGGTGGATCCTCGAAAAATTTGAGGTTATGGTCAAAAATAAAGTCTGTAGATCCTCTCCACAATCCTTCTTCTTTAAAACAATCCCAGTAATTTGTATCAACACAAGAACCATCCGGTAAACAACAAGCGGCAGTTCCTGCATCTAGTAAACACTGGTTCTCATTGTATGGTTTCGAGAATTCATCCCAAAAACAAGTTCCCTCATCACAAGGATAATCTTCTGCTCCCTCACTGATAAATTCTTCACATAAGAATTTCCAAAAATCATTATTGCAGTCTTTGAGTTTTAATTCTTCTGCTGTCAGGTTTTCGGTATTTGAAGGATGTTGTGCTGCCAGTTCATACCACCCGATAGGAATTTGTGTGGCCTTTGCTCCAAAAATTGTAGAGTCGTAAATTACAATAACAGCACCCAAACCGTTTTTCTTATATACCGCAGTACATGCCGGAGTATCACAACTTCCTATTAATCTCTTTCCTCCGTTTTGAGGAACGAGTCCACCAGCGTCGGATGTGTTGACTGAAAACGGATATTCTTCCTCTCCATCGCCTTTTTTAAACGGAGATAAAGTTTTCTGACAACACATCTGTGGAAATGCACCAGTTTCATCATATTCAATCCTATTAATTGTTGGTTCAAATTGTCCTTCCTCTAAACATCTATCCACACCAACATAAGAATCGGAATAGCATAGATGATAAAACTCTCTATCCTGCTCCCCATCATCACCACAGAAGAATGCAAATTCTCTCAACTGTTCTTCTATTTCAACATAATTGTATCTCTCTCTTGTTCCATATTGGTTTTCACTTTCATCTTCAGGATCTCTTACTAGTTCCCACCAATCATCATACATGCAGGAGAAATTATTTCTTCTCCCCATTTCACCACCATTATTGGTATGCACATTAGAATTAGCCCATTCTCTAAAATCAAATTTATATCTGCATCCAGTATTGAGAGATTCCTGAAGAATCACCAACTTACCACCACTCTGTACCCAATCCCTAACCCATAACCAACCTTCATCATTCTCTCCCCTCACGGGAGGGATTGTAGAAATATCAGCACCACATCGAGGTAAATTATCGAAAACAGAGTTACCAATGTGATTTCCCCAATAATTACCAAGTCCCCCAACGAATGCTAATTTATGACATCCGATGTTTTCTGGATTGCAGTGCATGGTACAATCTCCTCTTGGTTGAAGAGGACCGTTCCAATTTTCTTTCCAGTCATTCATTACCTGCGGAGACCATGGAAGATGTCCCCACGGAGGAGTGAACTGATAATATGTAACTCTCGGGACGGGACTAGATCCGGGCGCGATAAAATTACCACTTCCCGGATATCTTTCCCAGCAACGATTAAACTCACATCCTGTTTCAGAATAATAATATGCACCTTGAGGATTACAGGATGGAGGACAAATATCTAGGTTCGTCTCTCTTGGGTCGGAAAAACCTTCACCATCAGGTAAGAACGCTCTAGAATCTAAACATATATCTCCGACATATAAATTAGAAGGATGTGCTTGATCATAAAAATCAATATCTGGCCCGTTCTCCATAGGTGCATAAACAGTATTTTGAAATCCATACCTCTGTGCATGATCTTCTTCGCGTTCGGACCTACCAATGGCACAAATTGGACATGAACCGGAAGTATTCTCGTACCGATATTCTATACCTGTACAAGGTCTGTCTCCACAACCACAACAACATGTTCTATGTGTACTCATAATTTAAACTACGGACAACTACACAAACCATCGTGTGCATTCGGGACATCAAAGAGATAAGTGTCTGTTGGAATTTCTGAATTTTCCTCATCCTCTTGTGCAACAATTGTCGATAATACATGATTGGGAATCTTATACATCTGAACAATATGCTTATGAAAATAAACTCCAGACTCTCCTTCCTCTGGAATTTCACACGGATCATCGCCTACTCTAAAGTAACCTCCAACTGGCATCATTTGGAATGCTTCTGGATAGTCATTGAAATCATCATTTGCCAAGTTTACTCCAGGTCCTGCGAAGACATCATTCTCCTCATCTAAGTTCATCAATTCGTTTATGTTGTATGCGGGAGAATCATCCGAATCTCCTTCCATACCACCTTCTACAGCAACCACCGTGACCGGAGCGCCTTCTGGTGTTATAACTTCACCACCGTCCTGATCGATGAAATCTTTTGGCCAGATTTCCACTTCTCTCCAAGAATATTCATATATTCCTGCTCTACCATTATCTTGAACCTTCACCGCATCTTCTATCACTGCAAAGAATGTGTACTTCTGTAAATCTTCTGCATCACAGCAAACAGATTGACTATAGACGTTCCATTTTTCTTTTAAATTTTTCTTCTCAACATAGTTCTGGTAATTTTGTTTTATTGGTTCTTTAATTTCATCTTTAATTATCTTTGCGGTTTCGGGATCTAAGTTTGTTTGATCAAACATAGTTTGCCACATTATATCGTTTGTTTTTCCATACTTCCCGTCAGTTTGTATACTTCCCATATAGTCGTGATTATTACTACCATAATAATTGTACGGAGAAGAAAAGTAACCATAGAGACCACTTTCATCATATTTTCTTCTCGACTTAGGATGTATGTTCATCGGATCACTGATATCAATTGATGTATCAAATGTTTCCGGTAACAATTTATACTTTTCTATTCTACCACCACCGTCAGCATCACCCCACAAATCAGAATCTCTGTGGTAGTCATAGGTTATGATTTCTCGTTCTCCCCAACTGTCGGAATTGCTTCTAGAGTGGTTGGAAGTAAAATCTAAATATTCAAAATAATCGTCATCATAGTTTGGTTTTATTAATTCATAATAAGAAGAATATGCTCCATTTTGCAAAGACGCTAGATGATCATACTCTGAAACAATCTTAAATGATTCTATTCTGGGATCACCAAACTCCCCCCACTCACTAACTGGAACATTTTGATCTGTGATGTAGTAGGTTCTTGCCTTATCTTCACCAAACAAACCAAATCCCCAAGTTGTGTCCGAATCATCAATCAGTTTTCTAATCGATTTGAAATGCCAACCATTGAAATCTTGCCAGAATAAGTAATTAACACCAAGTGTATCCTCTGTTACAGAATTCTCACAAATATTATTCATAAGACTCAATAAGTTTGGAGGATGAACGTCCTTCCCCCAAGGATACATCATGTGATTTTTCTTCAACCACATTGAATTGTGAGTTTCCTCAACTGAGGTTGGTTCTTGTGCATGACTCATAGAAGTAGAGCCTGGATCTAAATACTTTTCTGCTATTGTTTGCACAAACTCACTATTAAGTCCAATGAAGTCATTGTCCATGTAATCTAAAACGCCGTTGTCAAGAAAATAACTTTCACATGCGATTAAATCAAGTTCCCAACCTGCTCCTGCCCTACCTTTGTCTCCAGATAGTGCTTGAGTAAATGCTTCGTCTCCAAGAAACCTAACATTACTTACGCACAAAGTCAGAGTGTGTGAAGAATTCGGAATGTCTGGTGATTCAAATTGTATTTCTACCTTCTCGTTACCAATCATGTTGAAATAATCACCGACAATTCCGGGATCTTTTATCTTCAACAACCCAGTAATTCCAGTTTGAAATACACTCTCTATTAAGTTTAAATTTGCAAATATAGATTTAGCGGATTCAGGACCTGGGATAACATCCAATACCTGTCCCTCTGGTTTTATAATCTTAATAGTGGATATATTAATCGCTGATCTTAATTGTCTTTCATTAGGCATGATAATTCACTTTCAATTCAATTCAATCAACCGAGTCGTTCCTCTTGGAACAGCACCACTTAATAAACTTTCCAATTCATCAACGATAATATTTGCCATTCTTGGGACAATCAATTTGATATTTCTATTTCTGTCATTGGTATTCATAATATCTGCGTATGTGGTAAGAATTTCTATTTTAGGATTTAAATTATCTGTGATATAATCATAAAGAATTGTTCCTGTCATTCCGCACAGACTTTGGTATGAGAAAAAGTCACCACTTGGACCATCATCTTGACCGTCGATGTTTGAAAGATAGGCAGAATATGGATTTACATCATCTCCTTCATATTTAAAACTTACAATACTATCTTTGATACTATCTTTTCTTTGAATGATACCAAAGGTAGAACCGGAGGTTGCACACAGTTCTCCCCAATGAGTAAATGTGTCATTACTTTCAGGACCGGAAATCCCAACGCATGATGTTGAACCGAAGTATGGTTGGTAGCAACCAGTTTCACCAAATCCACCAATAGAAACATAGTTACCTTCTACACCTTTTCTAAAAATATGAACCTCGTCTCCAGCGTTCAATGTACCAGAACCAATCTTCACATCTAATTTTCTCAGAAGAGGATCATAACTATCTACAACTCCATATTTGTCTATGTCAATACCTGCGGTTCCACCACCTCCGTTTTCCACAGAAACAGTATCTCTCTTTACAATGACATCACCATGTCTCGCATCGAGTCCTTCAAACAAGTAGTAACTGTTTCCACTTAGAAAAGCAGAAAACAACCTATCAAGTTCGGACATAGATTTAGGCCATTCGTTTTCTATATCAATTATGTTATTGCAAAGTAGAACTAACCACCAATAGGAAGGACTTCCGTAAAATTTATTGGCAATATCATCGGGACTTTCTCCCTCGATTACCAAATACTCCTCGAAGTTTTTCTTATCGTTCAGTGTCTTCTCTGTAAATTGAACTCTACGAAATATATCCTGAACAGAAACCCCAACCAATTGAGGAAAGTCATATTCAATTTTAGGAAACCTATTAAAATACATGAATCTTTCCTCTTATTATTTTACCTGACTTCTTGACTTGATTGTGTTTCCGGCAGCAACTGCTGGTTCTAGTTCTTGGAAGTCGCATGTGAGAGTGGTAATCGCAGGATAATATTTAAAGTTTTTACCATGTCCATATGTTCCTTCTGGTGTGGTGTTGATTGTGACCTTAGTTAGAACAGAAGGAAGAACTTTAAACAACCATGTTTCATTAGGATTAGTTGTACCAGGCCCCATAGCATTTATATGCCAAACTGCCGGGTGAATTACTCTAGATGCACTTTCAAGTCCAGACATCATCGGATATGCACACGTTTGAAATGCATTAGCGATCTTTGCTATTTCGGGTGCATCTTTGTCGCATTTCGGTATGAGTCTCCACTCAAATGAATGTGTTCTAAAGTTTGCCCCTTGGTAAATCGAATCCCTCATATCCATAGGTCTTTGTCCCATAAGAGAACTCACACCAAGTAGGTCTTTTGCAACCGAAAGGAAACCACCCCCTGTTTTGAAGAATTCAGCAATTCCACCAGAAGTTAAATCAAACATATGACCTGTCTCGGTTTCTCCCATACCATATGAAATTGAATTTTCTCTTGCCATATTTTTAACAAAAGGTAGAACTATATCTGCAAAAGAAGAACCGGAATCTGGTGCTTCGTCTCTCACTTCTGAAAAAATGCTATATGGTTGCGCCTGAAATCTTAATTTGAGTGGGGTGTTGTCTGCCCCATCCAAACCGCACTGAGACGACGGCCATTGTAATTTTCCAAAATTAGGTTGCGACATTTTTCTTTTCTCCGTTTACTAATATATATTCATGTTAAGGATTATCTTTTATGGCATATAAAACAAAGTATAAAATAGAAAACCCTTCAAAATATATAGGTGATCCTACCAAAATTATATGCAGGTCTTTATGGGAAAGAAGAGTTTGTAAATATTTAGATGAAAATATAAATGTTCTGAGATGGGGGAGTGAAGAATTGATTATTCCCTATTACTCACCAGTTGATAAAAAGAACCACCGTTACTATCCAGACTTCATAGCAGAAATTAAAGATAAGAGCGGGAATATAAAAACATATGTGATAGAAGTCAAACCTAAAAAACAAACAAAACCCCCAAAGAAACCTAAAAGACAAACAAAGTCATACTTAAATGAGTGCATGACATATGCTGTAAACGAAGCAAAATGGAAGTCTGCTAATAGACTGTGCAAAAAGAAAGGTTGGGAATTTATTATATTGACAGAGGACAATATTTTACCCTAAAACTGCCATAAAAAGCATAAATAAATAAAAAGGGAACACAGATGGCAACCAACGAAAATTCAATTGATCATTTCAAAAATACTTTTCTGAAGAATGGTATCGCAAGACCAACAAGATATCTTGTAGAACTATCTGGTCCAGAGGATACTTTAACATTTCAACCAGAACTACTAAATCTACCGGCAAGAGGATTTACTCAGATTCAGGACGATTTGTTTTTTGGTCCTTCGAGAAACATACCTGTCGCAAGAGACTTTCAGGGTACTATTCTCATGCAATTCCCAGTAGATGATAAACAGGGAGAGAGAACATTCTTTGAAGCATGGATGGACAAAATAGTTCATCCTACCACTCAAATGACATCATATTTGAATGACGGTACTATTTACGGTACTATGGTCATCAAAACCCTTAATGCATTGGGTAAAGTATCATCCACATATGAATTTGAAGAAGTTTACCCCGCAAGCATACTACCAATACAGTTGGGGTATGGACAAAGAGATAGTTACACCCAAATGCAAGTTAACATTGAGTTTAGGTCGTATAAATATATTACAGATGACTATGAGACACCAACTACTTTTTAGAGTACAGGAAATTAAAATATGAATTCATTATCCGATTTGTTGATAGCGACACCAAAATATCAAGTAACAATACCCTCAACAAAAACTAAAACCTCTTTCCGTCCCTTTTTAGTAAAGGAAGAAAAGATTCTTCTGCTTGCTCAAGAGGGAAACGATCCAGATAATATGGTAATGGCATTACAATCACTAGTTGAATCGTGCGTAGACGATATTGACGATGCCTCTTCTCTGCCTCTGTTTGATATAGAATTTCTTTTTCTAAGAATCAGAGGAAAATCAGTAGGTGAAATGGTACAACCCATAATAATATGTCCAGATACTGGAGAAGAGATTGAAATTTCTGTAAATCTTTCAGATATAGCAGTAAAGTATACAAAAGGACATACAGATAAAATCAAAATATCAGATGATTTAATTGTTCATATGAAATACCCTTCACTTGCTCTCCTAAAGGAAAGAAACACTGGAATTGATTATACTTCTCCGTCATCTTTTTATGATTTGATTTCCGATTGTATATCAAAAATAGAAACGAAAGAAGAAGTTATAGACACAACAACCTATTCCAGAGAAGAACTGGTATCTTTTGTTGATAATATGACAAAAGAGCAGTTTGAAAAATTATTAGAGTTCTTTGTTACTTCTCCAAGAGTAGAACACATTGTAAAATATACAGCATCAGACGGGGTTGAAAGAGAGGTGGTTCTGTCTGGACTCTCGGATTTTTTCGGTTAGGGCTCACACATACGAGCCTTCTTCAACACTACCAAATAACCTTTCAACTGATGCAACACCATAAATACAATCTCAGAGAATTGGAATTTTTAATGCCTTGGGAAAGAGATGTCTATGTTTCGCAGTTAATTGAATACATAGAGGTAGAGAATGAAAAAATTCAAATGGCAGAACTAGAAAGAAAACAACAATCTAAAATGGGCTGGATGTAATGGAAAATAAACCGACATTTAAAAACTCTCTCCTTTCTTACTTTGATTCCAGAAAGAAGGGAGAGGATATACCCGAACTAAATGAGAAGAAGTTAAAGGCACACCCTACTCATAAAATACCAAATCAAATAACTCCAAATCCAGTCGATGAGCAGGTAGGAAATAAGAACATATCTGAATTAAGTGGTTCTATTGACAACCTAATTAAAGCACTCAATAGTATGTCTGGTTCTTCCTCTATTTTTAAAAAAAGCATAACCAACAATAACACAGTAAGTAATAATATCACCCACAAAGAAAGTCCTTCTCAGGAAACATCAAACACAAGAATGGACATCTTTAATAACATTCACAAAACATTCAAGAAGAATATATTAAACAACCCAACAAAGAATATAAAGAATGCTAAAGAGATAGCATTTACTCCAATTCCTAAGATTATTAAATCCACAAACACAGATAAATCAGAAAAGTTTGTTGAAAATCTAATATCTACGAATACTTTGCAAAATAAAATAAACAAAGTATCAAGTCAAATGACTCATAAATTGACAAAAATGAATAAACCCAACAGGCAATACAGAGCGACAACAGCAAACAAAAGAGTTCCTAAGATTGTTGAGTTGACTCACATGACAGAGAATAACAAAAATGTATTTAAAAATCTATCAAATAAAATGATGACAGTTGTTCCTAACAAAACATCAAGTAAGATACTGTCTTCTTTGATGAATTATGAATCAACTTCAAATTATAAGAACATCAATCCAAGCACCATTGAAAAACATATTCAAACGTCAATTCATAAAATGAATATGAGTAATGTTGTTGGAAAACAAAAATACAATTTACTCCAAGTGCCTTCTCTCGCAGAAGGTGGTGTTGTTGACACCCCAACCCTTGCAATGGTAGGAGAAGGTAGAAGGGGTGAAACAGTATCTGAAATAAAACCAATCGACAGACCCACAAATATACAAAAATCACAGTCACCTACTGCTTCTTCGGTAGGTGCAGAAAAAATGAATGCGAATGCCGCTCTGAAGATGCATAATGATACTTCCAATCAAGAGGCGGGAGGACCATCAAGTGTGATAATCGATAAATCCACAACAAACCCATCAAAAAATCCCCCCGACTCAGCGAGTTTTACGGATGGTGCCCCAAAGAGTATGACAGCACTACAAACACAAACCCATTTCCCAAGGTGGCGAAGAACTATGGGATAAAAAAAAGGGAGTCCCGAAGGACTCCCTTTTCCACAAGAACTAGATGATTCAAATCACTCGTTCGCCAACTTTTCAAAATATGATAGAGCGTCTGTATCTTCTTGTGTTTCTTCAACATTACGAGTTGAAGGAGAATCTTCATTACTGAAACTTGTGCTTTCGGCAGTAGAGGTTTCTGAAACCTCTGTTTGACGAATATCAGAACCAATAACCTCATTGAGTCTCTTCTTGAGTTCATCGTAAGTCTTGAAGGTAGAAGGATCTGTAAACTCACTGAGAGCATATTGAGTATTCCAAAGTTCTTCTAGTTTTGTATCATCACCATCATAAATGGCAGAAGATGAATCAAACTCTGACTTATCGTAGTTGATAAATCCTGCAACCTTGCGAACCTTCAACTTGAAATTAGCACCCTTCCAGAAGTCAAATGGGTTGATTGCTTCCTCATCAGCAAACTCTGGTTGCATCGCTTCCTGAATCTTGTCGAAAATCTTCTTACCATACTTGTAAAGAAATACCTTACCTTCGTTCTGTGGGTTCGCAGGATCACTCACAATGAGAATATTGGAAGTATAATGCAAACGACGCTTTCGTTCCCTTGCAATATCCTTGTCTCTCTCCACACCGCTGTTCCAAAGTTCAGTATTCATTTCTGATACTGGGTCTTTGTCTCCGATGGTTGTTCGAGACTTTTCGATATACCAACCACCCTTACCTTTGAAACCGTGGGAGTAATACTTCGCCCAAGGAAGATCCTCACCCTCAACGGCAGGAAGGAATCGAATAACAGCATAACCGTTACTGGACTTGTCCAACTCTGGACGCCAGAAGCGATCATCCTTATAGGAATCCTTCTTGTTTAGTTGTTCAATTTGTTTTGTTAGATCACCAATGCTAGATTGTGAACGCTTCTTAAAATCTGAAAATGACATAAATGTCTCCTTGTTTTTCTCACGGTACTCCCGTGTTCTAGTAATCGGTGGGACCTCCCCACCACTTAACTATGTATATCCATTATAGTGACATTCGACGCCACTACAAGAATCAAATTGGTAGTTTTGAAGTTTTTTGTGGAAGCATATTAAACTTGATACCTTCCTGTTCAATTTTCTCTATAATTGGTTTCGACAAATACTTTGCCGCAATTGTAGGTTCGATGTCATATTCTTCACATGATGATAATATGGCGTCTATATATCCATAATCACCAGATAGAACCAACTGTTCTATTCTTCGGATAAATTCACTCTGTATCTCTTTACTAAATAACATATAGATTGCCTCCTCTTTTTAGGCATTTCAATTACAAGATTTGTTATATATAGTATAACAGACAGAATCAGAAAGGCAAGAACTTTCTTAGGAGATTTAAACTAAATGGCACAACCAGACGAAAATCCAAATATTATTATTCAGACATTCGGCAACACTGCTGAAATGGCGACTGACTATGGAAACGCAGGGAATAGTTTCGGTGCTGCCCATATTCCTGTATCTAAGATGGTTTGGGGAGATAATGTAACTGGCAACAGAGTGACTCTCGCCAACCCACTACCAATTCAGATTGCTGGTCAAACTGGGCCGACTGAAATCAGTGGTAGTATCTCAGGAACTACTGGTGGAAAAGTTGCAATGGTGAACTTTGTTCAATCAGACCTTTCCTATGCACCGTTTAAAGATGGTGCAACAGGTCTTCATTATCTCGCTGTCGCAGGTTCTACAAATGGTGCAACTCCCGTTGGTGTTACTGGACAAGTTCAGGGAATATACAATGGAATTCCTGTTGCTGTAACTGGTGATGTTAGAATTCTGGGAGCAATGGGTTCTGATAGAAACCCATCCCTCGGTGAAAATTATAATTATGTTGTTGTTGCAGGATCTTCTGGTGGAGAAACTGGTTATGGTGGTGGAGGAGAAGTTTACCCTGGCTATGGTTATGGTGTTCCAATCGCAACCACTGGTGGTAGAAGATTAAGTTCTGCGGTTGATA